ACTCTAGTTAGAGTCACAACAATTGGATCATCAACTGGTGGTCACCTTGTCACATGCTACTATGCAAACAACTCGGCTAAATATAGCATCAGCGTTGTTGGTGGTCAAGAAGTTTTACTAGTAAAGAATCCAACAGATTATCTTTCATCTAATGCAACTGACTCGTCTGTTCAAGTTGTCCCTGTAGCATTTACTGGAGCATAAGATGAAGTTAATCACGGAGTTATTTGAGCAACTAGAGTATATCACTGAGGCTAGAGAGTCTGGTGAGAAAGAACACTATATACATGGCGTGTTCCTTCAGGCAAATGTTAAGAATCGTAATGGACGTCGCTATCCTGCACACATTATGGAAAATGAAGTTAATCGCTATATGAATGATGTCGTAAAGAAGTCACGTGCATATGGTGAGCTGGGTCACCCACAGGGTCCCAGCATTAATCTAGATCGCGTGTCTCATATAGTTGTTGATTTACAAAGAGACGGCGATAATTGGATCGGTAAGGCCAAGTTGACCGACACACCGATGGGTAACATAGCCAAAGGTCTAATGAAGTCAGGCGCAAATCTCGGCGTCTCATCTCGTGGACTTGGATCACTAAAGCCATCTAAGGATGGTGTGATGGAAGTACAAGATGATTTTCGTCTTGCTACTGCAGCTGACATTGTCGCTGATCCATCTGCTCCTGATGCCTATGTTAAGGGTATCATGGAGAATGTAGAGTGGCTCTATGATCCTGTAAAGGATACATGGTTAGAAGAGAAATTAGACAACACGAAGAAGATGATTCATAAGATGAGTAAATCAAAACTCGATGAGAGTAAGATGGCGATCTTCGAGGACTATCTGAATTCTTTGGCGTTTAAGAGATAATTTTTATAAATAATTACAAATTCTAGAAGGAGACCTTAAATGTCTAACGAAAATATAGAAGATATCTCAGAAGCTAGTTTAGGTCATATGGCAGCTAGTATGTATCACCATCTTGGTAATGTGCACTATGGTCATGAAAGTGATCTAAGTCCTGCTACTATCAGAAGTAGTAAAAAGAGAGCAAGTGATATAAAGTCTAAAATTGAAACTTCTCATGGTAAAGATACTGCTGATGCTATTCATAGCCATATTCAATCAGCTGTTCATGCTGACAACTCACAAACTGGAGATTCTGATTCACATCAAAAGATAAAACATGTTCTTGGAGATAAAGAGCATTCTAATTTTAAAAAAGGACTCTCTAAGAAGAATTATTCAGAAGAAGTTGAGTATTATACTCAACAGGTTGATGAAGCAACATCCGCTGCAGAATCTCTTAAGCCTGGTGCCCGCTCAGTCGCCGACCCTAAGTCGAAGATTGAAGTGATCCAACATGCTATCGGTCACATGCACGCCATGAAGAAGGAAGACCTTGTCAAGTGGTATCACGAGACAATGGCTCAGTTCGGTCCTGGTAAGGATTACGGTGTTGGTGATAACTCTGCTAAGAACATGTCTTCTATCGATATGAAGGGTGCAACAGGTCCTAAGACAAAGATGCCTATGCCAAAGCTTGGCGTTAAGGAAGATGTCGAAGAGATGTTTGCTGGCCAAGATGATCTCTCAGAAGAGTTCAAGGAAAAGGCTACGACAATCTTCGAAGCTGCTGTTAATGCACGCGCAACTCTCGAGATTGCACGTCTTGAGGAAGAGTATGAGCTCAGCCTCAATGAAGCTGTTGAGAGCATCATGGAAGAAGTAACAAACAAGGTAGACACCTATCTCGACTACGTAGTTGAGAACTGGATGAAGGAAAATGAAGTCGCTGTTGAGTCAACACTCCGCAATGAACTTGTTGCTGACTTTATCGAAGGTATGAAGGGTCTATTTGCAGAACACTATATCGATGTCCCACAAGACAAGGTAGATGTTCTCGAGACAATGGCCGAGAAGGTCGAAGAGCTCGAGGGCAAGCACGACGCATTGATCTCCGAAAACGTAGAGCTTAAGAAGGCTTTCGTTGAGGTAGAAAAAGAGAGACTATTGGATTCCATGATGGAAGACCTAGCTCTCTCGCAGCAAGAGAAGTTTGCCGCTCTTTCAGAGGGTATCGACTTTGATGGTGACTTAGGTACATATCAGAAGAAGCTCTCCATCATCAAGGAGAACTATTTCGGATCTGACAAGAAAGCGCCTGCTTCTACAAATATTATAGAAGAGTCATTTGAAGGTGAGACATCAACTGAGACCGTGCACTTAGACCCAACAGTCAGCAAGTACGTTCAAGCTATCTCAAGATCAATTAAAAAGTAACACTTATATAAATAAAATACGTCCTAGATAAGAAAAGGAGACACTAATGTATCTAGCTGAGGAAATCCAAAGAAAGTGGCAGCCAATTCTGGAGCACGCGGATCTACCAAAGATCCAAGACCAGACCCGCCGCTCTGTAACTGCAGTAATGCTCGAGAATACCGAGCTAGCCGTCCGTGAAGCAAGTGCTCACGGTGGTTATTCAACTCTTAACGAAACCGTTTCGGCTACCCCTGTTAACTTCATGGGTACATCGAGCTCGGCGGCTGGCGCTGGTGGTATTGACACCTTCGACCCAGTATTGATCTCGCTCGTACGTCGTGCAATGCCTAACCTCATTGCTTATGACATCTGCGGCGTTCAGCCAATGACTGGTCCAACCGGCCTTATCTTCGCAATGCGCTCGCGCTATGCTAACCAGACTGGTGCAAACGGCTATTCAAACGGTCAGATGCAGGATAACGAAACCTTCTACAACGAAGTTAATACAGCATTCGCTACCGGTACAAACGCTCTATCGGGTAACTCGACCTTCGGTCAGGGTGCATTCGGTACAATCCCAGGTCAGACAAACACCAGCCCAATGGTGAACACTGCTACCTACAACACTGGTTCGGCTATCCCAACAGCTCTTGCTGAGTCGCTTGGTGTTGACTCTGGTAACAACTTCAACCAGATGGCATTCACAATTGAGAAGGTAACTGTCACTGCTAAGACACGTGCCCTCAAGGCTGAATACACCATGGAGCTTGCTCAGGATCTTAAGGCAATTCACGGCCTTGACGCTGAGACAGAGCTAACAAACATCCTCTCGTCTGAAATCCTTGCGGAAATCAATCGTGAAGTTGTTCGTACAATCAACATCACTGCTGTTGCTGGTGCTCAGGAAAACACAACAACTGCTGGCGTGTTCGATCTTGATACCGACTCTAACGGTCGTTGGTCAGTTGAGAAGTTCAAGGGTCTTATGTTCCAGCTCGAGCGCGAAGCTAACCAAATTGCCAAGCAGACACGTCGTGGCAAGGGTAACATCGTCATCTGCTCGTCGGACGTTGCTTCGGCACTTCAGATGGCTGGTGTTCTTGACTACACACCTGCTCTTAACAGCAACAACCTACAAGTTGACGACACGGGCAACACCTTCGCAGGTGTTCTAAACGGTCGCCTACGTGTTTACATTGATCCATATGCAATCGGTGGTAACTACCTCACCGTTGGTTATAAGGGTTCTTCGGCATTCGATGCCGGTCTATTCTACTGCCCATACGTTCCTCTACAGATGGTTCGTGCGGTTGATCAGTCAACCTTCCAGCCAAAGATTGGCTTCAAGACTCGTTACGGAATGGTTGCAAATCCATTCGCTGAGGGTCTTACAAAGGGTGCTGGCGAACTTGCTTTCAATACTAACAAGTATTATCGCCGTATCGTTGTTAACAATCTTATGTAGTGACAATATTGTCACAGTAGTGACAAAAAAGATCTGGGTTAACCAGACAGAAACTAGGCGGCCTACGGGCCGCCTTTTTTTATGTACATTACCGTAATAGTGTGTATAATAGGTATTAAGCCTCTGTGATAAATAGGTATACAATGACCGGAGATGAATATGGTTGCGGATACAACAACGCCTTTAAACAAGAACTTTTTAAGTCCACTTAACTTTGACTTCTCACTTCAAAGGGCACCACACCTTAACTTCTTTATACAATCTATTAATCTTCCTGGTGTATCGTTTATGAATCCTTTGCAGCCGACACCGTTCTCTAATATTCCTATGACAGGAGATCGTCTTTACTATGATGATTTAAATATAGTCTTTAAGGTCGATGAGGACTTACAGAATTATCTCGAGATATATACATGGCTATCTGAGCTTGGTTTTCCTGCAGACTTTAACCAATATCAACAGATATCATCTATGCCAATAACTGCCGGTAATGGATTAAGATCAGATATAACTCTTTTAATATCAAATGGAATAAAAGTTGCTAACTTTCAGGTTAATTTTAGAGAGTGTATTCCTGTTGCTATAGGACCATTACAGTTCGCTACTACAGACGATAGTATTAATTACATGACATGTAGTGCTACATTTAGATATATTTTCTTTGAGATAGAAAAAATATAGTTGTACATTAATTAAATTCTATGATATAGTAAACTATAATTGTGTTATAGTTGTCCTGGAGTAGTATCACGTGAAGATTGAAGATATATTTGCACTATGGGAGACTGATAGCAAGATTGACCGTACTGAGTTGTCGGATGAGTCACTAAAGATACCCCAGCTGCATCATAAGTATTATAAGATCTTTACAAATGAGAGACTCCTATTAAGGAAGCTTGAGGCTGATGCAAAGATCTTAAAGTTAGAGAAGTATGAGTTCTATACACAAGGACACACAAAAGAGACACAGGACAAAGGATGGGAACTTCCTTCAAGAGGAATGATCCTTAAAGCAGACCTTCCAATGTATATGGAGTCTGATAAAGAGATCATTGAGCTTAACCTCAAGATCGGCTATCAGTTAGAGAAGATAGAATTGTTAGAGAATATTATTAAGACTATTTCAAATCGTGGATTCCAGATTAAAAATGCAATTGATTGGAACAAATTTATTCAGGGCGGATAATGGAATTAATACAGTTAAAGAAGATTAATGAGACTTACAACAAGGTTATCTGTGATCCAGGAGTAGCATATGAGCTGCGAGAGCACTTTACATTTGACGTTCCTGGTGCTAAGTTTATGCCTACATTCCGCAACAAAATGTGGGATGGGAAGATCAGACTATTCAACCATATGTCCTGCCAACTCTATGGTGGCCTGACGATCTATCTTGAGAAGTTTTGTCGTGAGCGTGGGTATGAGCTGGAGTTCTTAGATGACTTCGCTGCAAAGAACTTCTCTATAGTCGACGCGCAGGCAGATACGAAACACTATGGTCTTACCATGGAGCCTAGAGACTATCAGCTCAGTGCATTTGCACACGCCGTAAGAAATAGTAGATCTATTCTGCTATCGCCTACTGGATCCGGTAAGTCTCTCATAATCTATCTAATGCTGAGATACTATAACTTAAAGACACTCATCATTGTGCCGACTACCTCTCTTGTCAGCCAGCTAGCGACAGACTTTAAAGACTATGGATTTGACGCAGAGGAAGATGTTCATAAGATCTATGCAGGCGAGAGCAAGCAAACAGACAAGTGGGTAACCATCTCGACATGGCAATCCATCTATAAGCTAGATAAGAACTTCTTTGGTCAATATGACTTAGTGATTGGAGACGAGGTTCATCTATTCACTGCTAAGTCCCTTCAATCCATCATGGCAAAGCTAGATCACTGTAAGTATCGCTTTGGCCTGACAGGAACACTAGATGGTACAAAGACACACAGGTACGTGCTCGAGGGACTCTTTGGTCCAGTCAAGAAGGTTACTACAACTGCTGAACTTATTGAGAACAAGCATTTATCAAACTTTCGAATAAAGGCAATCTTACTACAATATCCACCAACAGCTAGGCAGATACTAAGCAACGCCGACTACCAGACTGAAATGGACTGGCTTGTCAAGTGTGAGCAGAGAAATACATTTATCAAGAACCTTGCACTTTCATTGAAGGGCAACACACTTTTACTGTTTCAATATGTCGAGAAGCATGGTAAGATACTATATGATGACTTAGCCAAGACCGGCCGTAAAGTATTCTATGTTGCCGGAAGTGTCGAGGGCGAGGACAGAGAAGCTATTAGAAAGCTTGTAGAGTCCGAGGACAACTGCATCATCGTGGCAAGTTATGGCACGTTCTCTACTGGTGTCAATATCAAGAGACTACATAACATCATCTTTGGATCACCGTCTAAGTCTAGGGTTAGAAACCTTCAGTCTATAGGCAGAGCATTGAGAACTGCTGAGGATAAAGACATAGCTACTCTATATGACATAGCCGATGACTTGACATATAAGAAGAAGCAGAACACCACATTGAAGCACTTTGCCGAGAGAATTAAGATCTATAACGAGGAGCAGTTTAAGTACAAGACATACACAGTAAAATTAGAGGTATAATAAATGTCAGTTAAAGTAGCTAAACCGAGAAAACACTATGTCAATAACAAGACGATGTACGAGGAGATGGTTAAGTACAAGGAAGCTTGTAAGTTGGCAGAAGCAGAGGGTCGAAATAGACCGCAGATTCCAAGATATATAGGTGAGTGTTTAATGCTCATATGTAAGAAGCTATCCACTAAGCCTAACTTCATGAACTACTCTTATAGAGACGACATGATATCTGACGGCATCGAGAACTGTGTGGCATCGGTTAGTAACTTTGACCCGACAAGAACACAAAATCCATTTGCTTATTTTACACAGATTGCTTGGAATGCTTTCATTCGAAGGATCACGATGGAGAAGAAGCAGTCATATATTAAGCACAAGAACTATCAGAATACATTCCTTATGGAAGACCATATGGACGGTGCTGTCATGAATACAAACGAGCATACTGATAACGTGATTAAAGCTTTTGAGGATAAGATCGCGGCTGCGAAACTTGAAAAGAAAAAGAAGTTGGAGATGGTTAATGAAGGTAGCACTGATAACGGACACTCACTGGGGGATTCGCAATGACAACATCGCCTTCATCGACAACACCAAGCGTTTCCTCGATGATATATTCTTCCCTACCCTACTTCGTGATGGGATCAGCGATGTGTGGCATCTGGGCGACTTGGTTGATCGCCGTAAGTACATCAACTTTCTCACAGCTAAACGCCTCAGGGAAGACTTCCTAGAGCGGCTGTGGCACAACGACATTGAGATGAAGATCATCGCGGGCAACCACGACGTCTTCTACAAGAACACCAATAGCGTCAACGCACTCGATGAGATCGTCGATCGCAAGTACGACATCGAGATACACACGAGACCAGCTGAGATAGACGCCGACGGCACCAAGGTTCTGTTCCTGCCGTGGATAAACGATGAGAACCGCGAGGAGTCACTATATGCGATCAATAATACAAAGGCTGCTGTCGTCATGGGACACCTGGAGCTATCGGGCTTCCATATGTATCGCGGAAGCCCCGTCTCACACGGCGACAGCCCTGATCTCTTTGGTCGCTTTGATCTCGTATGTTCTGGGCATTATCATCATAGGTCTAGTGCTGGTAATATTCGCTATCTGGGCAGTCATGGACAGTTTACTTGGAGCGATTACGATGATCCTCGAGGGTTTCACATCTTTGATACAGAGACGAAGGAGTTGACATTCGTCAAAAATCCATATACAATGTTTGAGAAGATTTGGTATGACGATAGTAAAGACTTTAAGCCTATTATTGATCCCGATATGATTAAAGATAAGATTATTAAGGTCATTGTAAAGAATAAGACTAATCCATACCTATTCGATGTATTGATATCTAAGATCGAGGCAGCTCATCCTCTTAATCTTCAGATCGTAGAGGATAACTTAAATCTTAATCTTGAGACTGACGACAATATCGTCAATGAGGCTGAGTCTACTATTGATATCTTTAAAAAGTATATTGACCAGATAAATTCTGCCGGTGTAAATAAGGCTAGACTAGAGACAACAATTGTTAATCTATACAATGAGGCATTGAATATAGCATGATAGTTTTTAAGAAGATCCGTTGGAAGAACTTTCTTTCAACAGGTAATGTCTTTAGTGAGATAGAATTTAATAAGAGTAACACGACATTAATCATCGGAGAGAATGGTGCAGGTAAATCCACCATTCTCGACGCGCTGTCGTTTTCTCTCTTTAGTAAGCCATTTCGTAAAGTCAATAAGCCACAACTAGTCAACTCGATCACTAAGAAGGAAGCAGTTGTCGAGGTAGAGTTTGATATTCATCCTCACAGCTATAAGATCGTTCGTGGACTAAAGCCAGGAGTCTTTGAGGTCTATCAGAATGATAACCTCATCAACCAGTCTGCAGAGATGAAGGACTATCAAGAGATCTTAGAGAAGCACATTCTCAAGATCAATCATAAGTCATTCTGCCAAGTAGTTGTTCTTGGGTCTGCAACATTCCAGCCATTCATGCAGTTGCCTGGTGGACAACGCCGAGAGATCATTGAGGATCTATTGGATCTCCAGATCTTTACGACTATGAATACACTTCTTAAGGATAAGATAACAACTAACAAGGATGCCATAGTCGAGGCTAATAGTCAGAAGAGACTTATCAACGAGAAGATGAGTCTTATCAGCGAGCATCTTAGGCAGATACAGAACAGTAATGAAGCCATCATTAAGGATAAGATGGATCGTATTGCAACGACAAATGAGAGTATTGAAACTCTTGATAAAGAGTACTGGACTGTAACAGCTGGCATCAAGACTCTTCAGGACAGTATAGCTGATGAGCCATCTGTGTCTAAGAAGATAAATCAACTGTCGACACTAAAGCAGCGTATTGAGGCTAACTTAGATATCCTCAACAAGGATGTTAAGTTCTTCCATGAGTATGACAATTGCCCTACATGTACTCAGCAGATCAACTCAGTCTTTAAGGCTGAGGCTATCGATACTAAGCAGGCAAAGATTGGTGATATCAAAGAAGGACTCGTGCAGTTATCATTGGAGTATGATAAAGTTAGTACGAGAATATCAGAGGTTTCCGAGGTGCATGCTAGTATTAGCGATAAGAATCTAGAGTGTCATCGCATCAAGACAAAGATGGAGTCACTAGCTGCTTATCGTAAAGAGCTTCAGACAGAGATTGAGTCTATTGAGAAGACTAATGAGGAGATCGATGATAGCAAGCTTGTTGAGTTACAGGCATCCTTAACGTCTGTCATTAATGACTTGAAGGATAAAGAGGAAGAGAAGATCACACTCAATGCTGCAGCATCACTGTTAAAGGATGGTGGTATTAAGTCGCGTATTATCAAGCAGTATATCCCTGTCATCAATAAGCTTATCAACAAGTATCTTGCGGCTCTAGAGTTTGTCGTTCAGTTTGAACTAGATGAGGAGTTTAATGAGACTATTAAGTCAAGATTCCGTGATGAGTTTAGCTATGCCTCTTTCTCAGAGGGTGAGAAGATGCGTATCAATCTTGCTATCTTGTTTACATGGAGAGCTGTAGCTAAACTTCGCAACTCTATCAACACGAATATCCTAATCATGGATGAAGTCTTTGACAGCTCGCTTGACTCTACAGGCATTGAGGAGTTTATGAAGATATTAAATCAACTAACAGTCGATACAAACACGTTTATCATCAGTCATAAATCAGATCAGATTGGTGATAAGTTTGAGAATGTAATTAAGTTTGAGAAGAACCAAAACTTTAGTAGGATTGCAAAATGAAGAAGACATGGTTTACAGACGTGAAAGAAGATGAAAATGGTGAGTTGTTTATCGAGCTACCTGAAGATCTCTTGAAAGAGATGGGATGGGGTGAGAACACAGCACTATGGTGGGAAGTTGACGAGATTAAGAATACAGTTACTCTAAGCGCAAAGGATCCTGAAGATGAAATTGGTTGATGAGAATGATCCTATTCTTACTAAGGTGTGTGAGAAGTTTGACTTTGAGAATCCACCGGTGGATCCAATAGAACTTGCACAAGATCTTGTTAGACTCTTGCATGAGAGAAATGGTATAGGTGTGTCTGCTAATCAGGTCGGTCTTCCGTATCGTGTGTTTGCACTACGCGGTTCTCCTGAAAACTTTGTCTGCTTTAATCCTAGGATAGTGGATGTTTCTTCTGAGACGAATCTTTTAGAGGAGGGTTGTCTGACATATCCCGGTCTCTTTGTAAAGATAAAGAGACCGAGACACATCAAGGTCAGGTTCCAGACTCCTAATGGTGATACTAGGACCGAGACATTTGTGGGCATGTCTGCTAGGGCATTCCAGCACGAGATGGACCATCTGGATGGTATTATCTTCTATAACCGGGCAAATAAGTACCACCGGGATCTAGCCTTCAAGCGCCGAAAATAACTGTGTACAAATACTGGATCATGTGATACCATAGATAATGGAGCACAGGAGGCGGCCATTAATATCTTTTACGTGGACCATGATCCAGTCAAGGCAGCCCAGAGTCTGGTAGACAAACATGTCGTCAAGATGATACTGGAGTCTGCCCAGTTGTTATCTACAGCCCATCGTGTACTCGACGGTGAGATGAAAGTCGTTGACAAGTATGTTGCCGGCTCTTTCCCGCCACGCTATCGTAAGACAAAGCAGTGGACACTACCAGACAACCGGGAAGCTGTCATGTATAAGTCAACACACGTCAACCACCCATCAGCTGTCTGGTGCCGTGAGTCGGTAGAGAACTACACGTGGTTGTCTGACCATTTATTTGGTCTACTAGATGAGTACACCTACCGGTATGGCAAGAAGCATAAGTGCTCAGAAATGGCCATAGACCTGCAGTCTCCCCCCTTTAATCTAAAAGCCTGGGACTGGACACCTATGCCGTCAGCTATGGCTGACGAGTATAAAATTAGCAATGACCCATGTACAAATTATAGAAACTATTATAAGATGGGAAAGTCAAGCTTACATAAGTGGACTAAGAGGGATAAACCTGAATGGCTATGACCCGAGAGGAAGAACTACACGCTAGGTCTAGGGAGTTATCACAACCTATACACCAGCAGATTATGATGTGTGATAACGAACAAGATGTGGTGTTACTAGCTTCTGCAATGCTTAGTTTCTCGATCCATATACTGGATCAACACTATGGATTTGAAGCTAGAAATGCTTTATTACAATCAATGATGAAAGTGGGGTAAGAATGTCTAAAGATTGGGTTGCAGATATATTTCGAATGCATAAGCACTATGGTGTGCATAAAGTAGTTGACTCTCTGGATAATGAGATGCTTCATAAGTTTCTAGAGTTTCGCTATAGTTTCCTCGATGAGGAGATGAAGGAACTTCGCTCAGCAGAGAATGCTGACGATGCAGTAGACGCCTTGATCGATCTCTGTGTTGTGGCTATTGGAACGCTGGATGCCATGAACGTAGATGCCCATGCAGCATGGGATGCAGTTCACCAGGCAAACATGAATAAGCAAGTCGGCATCAAGGAGTCGCGTCCTAATCCATTAGGTCTTCCGGATCTTATTAAGCCTGAGGGTTGGGTTGCACCTTCGCATGAGAACAATCTAGGGTACTTTAAAAAGGTCTACTAAGATGACTATTAATGACTTTGCTAAAGAGATTCCATTGGGTAAATGGATCTATCTAGAAAAGACTGAAGAAACTGAGAACTTTATTAAAAAGAAAACTGATGATATTTTTAATAATCCAGTAACACGTCATGGAAGAGAATACGAAGAAGTCTATAATTCTACTAAAAAAATGCTGATTGAGTATGCTTTAGCAAAGTATGATGCAAACTTTATCTTAAACACTAAAGAGCATAATAAGTTCGATCCAGACACGTATGCATATGATCTTACTCATGCTCCTAGCGGAATAACTATTGAGGTAAAAAGATTTGGAGAGTCTGATAATTTTAAATGGTTTTCCTATCCTAAGAAAGCTTTAAATACTTTCTTAAAAAATCTTGACATAATAGATGTCCTTATTTGTGGAAAACTTAAGGAAAACAAAGATAACAATAGCTATGCAGTAAAGTTTATGTTGGTAGCAGATGCTAAGTCTTTTAAAAAATATATGAAAACATCTGTGTACAAAAGTGAAGATATAATTTATAGTCATTATAATGCCGCCAAAAATGGCGACTGTGTATTCAACATCTAGGAGTCAACATGTCAGATCGTGAATCAGTTATCATCCTTCAAGAGTGCATTGCCCTTCAGCAAGCTAAGTCTCAAGACTATCAAAATCCTAACTCTAATGTAGTTCAGGCTATGCACTATCGACGTGGCATAGACTCTATTCATGACATCATGCAAGGCAAGCTCTACCGTGCACAGTCTCTTCTTGAGTCTGGCCGTGCAGACTCTGCTAACTTTGAGTCTCTTGAGGATACCTATAAAGACCTGATCAACTATGCATCGTTTGCAGTAGCTTGGCTTCGTGGTGGTATTCCTGGCCAAGATCTTAATCGTGACATGTTCAATAACAAGGTAGTCACTGATGCACACTCGTAACTACGTAGGTGATATACGCAGGTCTTTTTGGTCATTAAAAAAACATGAGATGTTTGTAACAGATAAGACTGGCGTCAAGATGTTAGAGATCATCAATGCATCATTCATTGCGGACGAGCCTAGTATCTTTGGCAAAGTCAACTATGACTATGTGATGCGTGAGATACAATGGTATGAGTCACAGTCACTAAATGTCAATGATATTCCTGGTGGTGCTCCTGCTATCTGGCAACAGGTATCTGATCCTGAAGGCTGGATCAACTCTAACTATGGTTGGTGTATCTTTTCACCAGATAATGGTGAGCAGTATCATAATGTTCTCGATGAGCTTAAGCGTAATCCTGACTCTCGTCGTGCTACAATGATCTATACAAGACCTAGCATGTGGTCAGACTATAACAAAAACGGTATGTCTGACTTTATGTGCACTAATACCGTTCAGTATCTAATACGTAATAACAAGCTACATAGTGTTGTACAAATGCGTTCAAATGATGTAGTATATGGATATAAGAACGATTATGCTTGGCAGCAGACCGTACTAGGAAAGTTGTCTACTGACTTAGGTATTGAGATCGGTGACATTCACTGGAATGTAGGATCTCTTCATGTATATGAGCGACACTTTGACCTCGTTCTCTGAGAGTTGGATGAAGAAGTACTTGGATCTAGCCGGTCATATTGCCGGCTGGTCTAAGGACCCGAGCACTAAAGTCGGTGCTGTTGCTGTCGGTCGTGATGGTCAGATCCTATCACAGGGTTATAATGGTTTCCCTCGTGGTATTAAGGACTCATATGAGCGTCTTATTAATCGCGAGGAGAAGTATAAGTTTGTTGTTCATGCTGAGATGAACTGCATCTACAATGCAACACTAAATGGTATAAGTCTTCGTGATGCAGACCTATATGTGTATGGTCTACCGGTCTGTTCTGAGTGTGCTAAGGGAGTTGTGCAAGTTGGAATTAAACGTGTCTTCATGTGTTACCCGGCAGAGATTGGAGAGAAGTGGAATGATTCGTTCAAAGTCACATCAGCCATCTTCCAAGAAGCTGGAGTGTCCGCGCGTGCTGATTGTGGGGATAAATCCCTCTTCGTCTAAGAAAGCGGATCCAACAATAACACTAAAGAGACTATATCAATGGACTGACAGCCTAGGGCTGCAGTTCTTTTCTTTTGTGAATTGTATTAGTAAACCTGGTCCTTATACATACAAAGACATAGACTATGAATTCTTATCAACATGTACTCAGGGATATGACAAGATAATATCTCTGGGTGCATTTCCTTCTCGCGCGCTAAATAAGCTCGGAATAAAGCATTTTGTTATGCCTCATCCATCAGGACTAAATAGAAAGCTTAATGACAAACAATATGAGCTCTCTATGTTAGAGCAATTGAAGGAATATCTTAATGAGCATTGAGACGACTCAGTATTATGATGAGTTCATTCGTTACTTTCATCTCGCGGCTGAGCAGCAAGAGAAGTGTAATACATCTACAAAGCCACCTTACGGAATGATTGAACATGCAGACTCTGACATGGGTGATGACTTACTTCACTATGTGACTCTGTATGACGTAGTAGAGCGTAAGCTAGCAGGCTTCTCACAGATAATGAACGACTGCTTCTATGGATGGACTGAAGAGCATCCATACTGGAAGAAGATGGAAGCAGGGATGGTAACTAAACAGCGTGATGCTGTAGCAAAGGCATGGACTGGTAAGCACTCTGACTTCTCACTACCTGAGTGGCTTTATATCTTTATCTTACATCGTGTCACTGGTTCTGCTATTAACTACGCTACTCAGCCATCTGGCTATCACAACACGATTCTTCCTGTCTTATGTAATGCTAAGAGCATCGAGGACATGGTTAAGATGCTGAATAACTATGACCGCTCATTCTATACATCAGTTGGTTATCAGTTTCCTGCATTTCCTAAACCACCTGCTGGCTCTAAGTATAAGCGTGGTGGAGATTATTACCTCTCAGAGTATGCACCACGTCTAGCTCGTGAGTTGGCAGAGTGGCTTCAAAGATCAAATGCTAAGAAGGATCTGCGCGAGATTGGTGAGTTCATGTTTGATTGGAATAGGCGCAACGGTTTACGTGTCTATCAATTCCAATACGCAGCTGTACTAGCAGACATTGCTGATTGGTACCCTCAATATGTTAACCTAGACTCAATGTTTTATTATGGCACAAACGCCGTAGAGTGTATTAACTATCTGGCAGTTCCAACTAAGAAGATGAACCAGATGGAATTCCTAGATAAAGTAATGGAGAAGATATATGACGATACGTCCTCTCTTCCGTACAATGCGGAAGACGTCTGCTGCGACTTCATCAGATGGGTCGAAAACTACGTCCGCCCAGGGGCGCACTACGACCATCTGGACTTCGACGGGGTCTGGTCATCGTGTAGGATTAAGGATCACCCGTACGGAAGACAAAAAGCTATGCTCGACCTTAATCTCGTCAGTACCTTTAACGGAATGACTGCACACCCATCTGATGACTATATAATCAAGAAAGCAGGTCTATCAGTAGAGCAGTATAAAGAGATGGTGAAGGGATTAAACTATGTCTCATGATACACACGTCATTGATGGCATTAACAAAGATGCTAGACTATATCCTGGTTGCACTATTGAAGAGGCTAGAGACTATTATCTCTCTTTAGCCGAGGGATGGACACCTTACAATCCTGATCCTGTAGTTGTCGTTCATGATGGTGTTCGTGTAGTACGTGATGACATGATCGTAGGCACTAAGACACGTGCTGGCGATCTTCTTATGTCAAAGACAAACTATAATACGATCGTATACTCGCAGCCCCGTACTGGTCTTGCTGGTGTTTCTATTTTAGATGCAGCTCGTCGTCATAACAAGAGAGTAGTCTTGTTTATGCCAGCAGCTAAGCAGATATCTCTTCATCAAGCATGCTGCATCGAGCAGGGAGCAATACCTATCTTTAAGCGCATCGCTGCAATGCCTAATCTAAATAAGTATGCAAAGGAATGGGCTGATGATAATAATGCTTTCTTCGTTCCACTCGGTCTTAGACATGAGTTGGCTACTGCCGGTATTGTTCACGCCGCTTCTACTATTGAGCCACCTGATCACGTCTATGTTGCAACATCAACAGGTGTACTCTCACGAGCACTTCAAATTGCATGGCCAAAAGCTAAGTTTACTTCTATCGCTGTCGCCCGCAATCTCAAAGAAGGTGAGCTAGGAAGAGCACAGGTGATATCTGAGCCATTAGACTTTAATGCTCCAGAGAAGCCAGAGAACATGCCACCGTTTCCTGCTATCTCTACGTATGATGCAAAAGTCTGGAAGTATATTCCTAAGAATACCGGTGAGAATATTTTAATGTGGAATGTCGGACCGGACCCTGTTTTACAAAATCCTTGTATATATAATACAGTTGACTCGTATCGTGATTGGGATAAAAATATACAATGAGAGCTCTTCTAGCATCACCGTTCGCGACTATATCAAATAATACAGCTTCACACCGTGCAGCTCAGGCAGTAATCTATGCAGACCAGATTAAACAATCTGGTATAGATATCACTGTCAATATGGGAGGCACCAATTACCATGATGACTTCAATAAGTTCGACGTTCTTTACGTTTATCACGGTAACGATTGGGGTGGCACTCTTAATCTATTCGGTGGGCTTTCTGATACTCCTGTTGTCGATAACCTTATTAATCTATCTAAGTTTCGTGGAACGGTCTTCTCACTAATCATTCCATTCCCCGACTACTATCAAATGGTAGCTAAGCGCATGGAAGGTAATGACAGTGTCAATCCTAAGTGGCATGAAGTCGACTGGGATAATATCAAGCGTATGGTCAATGCACCGGTTGTTGATCCTAATAAGTTGTCGATCTATCGCAATGCTGCTATCGGTGATAGTCATGCTATCTGTATGTATCGTCCAGGTTGGATGGTAAACTCAGTTCCATTTAAGACACTACACGGTGCCCTTAAGCAAGGCCTCAAGTCATTCTTACCAATACCAAATATTGAGTATGACGAGCTAGAATTCTATTTCGGCAATATCGATATACGTCATCATCTAATGAGACAGGCTGATCCTGCCACTGCGACTATAGAGTTGGTTCGTAAGTACTTTGAGCAGGCAAAAGAGCTTAATACTAATGTAAAGATCTATGAGCCGCTTCCTATTGAGGATGTATCTCGCAAACTACCAAAGACTGGATACTATAAGGGAACTCCTTACTATGGCACATGGGAAGAGAGAACTGCCGTGCGTAAGATCTTTATCACTGAGTGTGAGAGACAAGAGACTGATAGAGTTAAACTATATCGTTGGAACCGCCATATGCTGAATAGCAAGGGTGAGTTAGACTTTAAGTTTATGGAGAAGCCTAAGTCAGTTCACTTATCGCGTGAGCACTATCCACACTGGCAGGGCTTAGAGTATAACAATATAGTTGTGAATGGATTGAGTGAGTTTATATGATGGAGAATGATATGGATTATTTTAAAGATGGTGCTATAGGCGCACTAACAGCTGATGATATTAATATGCTTGGCACGCCAATGTTTGGATCTACAGGTGGTAACATGTATTATACAGGTACTACTGATCCTACAGGCAGATTTGTTGAGACAGATATCAACATGGCTTTTAATATAACAAAGGTAGATATATCTAAAACTATTCAATATAAGTACAACGAAAGTGTGTACATAACTGAGATTTTAGAGTATATTAATAATACATACGGCGAGCATTACTCGCAGAACAAGTTTCAAGCCACAGAGTTTATTATTGATTCTGGCCACGGTACAGGCTTCTGTATGGGCAACGTCATGAAGTATGCCCAACGTTATGGTAAGAAGGGTTCTCCAGCCGACTGGAGAAAAGATCTAATGAAAGTGATTCACTATGCTATTATGCAATTGCATGTACATGACAAGGAGACTAAATAATGGAAATTAATATTCCGATCGAGGATCTTCGTAAGCGCAAGCTATTCCTCGCAACACCTATGTATGGTGGCCAGTGTGCTGGCATGTTCACGAAGTCGATCGCCGACCTCTCTGCACTCTGCACCAACTATGGTATCCCACTTCAGCTCTACTTCCTCTTTAATGAGTCGTTGATCACTCGCGCGCGTAACTACTGCGTCGATGAGTTCATGCGCTCTGAGGCAGAGCACCTTATGTTCATCGACTCTGACATCGGATTTAATCCACACGATGTTATCGCTCTTATGGCACTTCAAGCTCAAGAGCCAGAGAAGTATAACATCATCGGTGGACCTTACCCTAAGAAGTGCATCAGCTGGGAGAAGATCAAGCTCGCAGTCGATAAGGGACTTGCTGATGAGGATCCAGGACAACTCGATCGCTATGTAGGCGACTACGTGTTTAATCCTAAGCAAAACACTGGATCGATCGCTATCGGTGAGCCTTGTGAGGTTCTTGAGATTGGTACTGGTTTTATGATGATCACTAAGGATGCTTGCAAAAAGTTTGTTGAGGCATATCCTCAGTATAGCTATCGTCCTGACCATGTTCGCACTGAGGCGTTTGACGGCTCTCGTGAGATCATGCAGTTCTTCCAGGCTGAGATCGATCCTAAGTCGAAGCGCTATCTCTCTGAAGACTATTGGTTCTGTCAGAAGGTTCAAGATATTGGACTCTCTACTTGGTTCTGTCCATGGATGAAACTACAACATGTCGGCTCATACATTTTTGGTGGATCACTCGCAGATCTTGCACAGATCGGTGCGTCCGCTACTGCTGACCCTGAAGCACTGAAAAAGAAAAAGAAGTAAGGAGTATACTATATTATGAATAACGTGAAGTTTGATACTAAGACGGTTAATGTTCTAAAGAGTTTCTCGCAGATCAACCCGTCCATGTTGTTCAAAGAGGGAGACACCATCACTACGGTGTCTCCACTCAAGAACATCTTTGCTCGCGCTACTGTGCCAGTTAACTTCACAAAGAGGTTTGCTGTCTATAGCTTGAGTCGTTTCCTTAATACTATGTCACTATTCAATGAGCCAACTATCACTGTGACAGATCGCTTTGTCACTATCACTGATGGGTCTAACACTAAGAACGTAAACTACACCATAGCAGAGGAGTCTACGATTCCTATGCCTTCAACTAAAGAGCCTAACTTCCCTGAGGGTGAAGTTAAGTTTAGCTTGACTATCGATAGCATTAAAGACATCGAGCGTGCGCTTGGTATCTTAAATCTCTCCGAGATTGCTATCAGTGGTGACGGTGCTAATCTAACTATGAAGGCAATCGACGTGTCTAATCCATCGGGTGACACATATACCGTCACACTAGGTCAGACAGATCGTACCTTCAACGCAGTGTTCAAGCCAGAGAACTTTGGCGTTCTCTCTAAGAACATTACTAATGGCTACTATGAGGTAGATCTCTCTACTCGTGGCTTTGCACACTTTAAGTCACCAGAGCTAGAGTACTGGATTGCTACTGAGGCAGTATCAACATTCAACTGATTGGACTTTAGATGAGAGAAGATTTTCTATGGACAGAGAAGTATCGTCCTAAGACCATCGCTGACACTATTCTTCCAGCAGGACTAAAGGCAACTTTCCAGCAGTTTGTGGATCAGGGTAATATCCCTAACCTCATTCTTGCT